ACAATCGACCGAGGAAACTTTCGTCCACCCCAGTATTTACGGTGCCGTTTAACTCTGGGTCTGAATCACTTCGAGAAGCATCAGCGGCAGTTATTTGGTTAATGAGGTTTTCAAACCCAACTTCATCGTAGTCATCCATGTTATTCCCCAAGTTAGTTTGTGTTGCGCGTGCAGGTTCATTACTGACTGGCAACGTGGTTTTATCTGTGCGTAGCGGAGACAAGAACTGATCCAACTTGTCAGCATCCGCGCTGGTGCCTGTATCCCGAAGAATCTGATCAGTCGGGCGTGGCTCGGCATACGTGTATGTATTGTTGCCTGTACCAAGACCTCGTGTGAGTCCAACATCTTCAGCCGCCTTTGCCTCTTTATTAGGCTCGTTAAAATACTTTGAGGCAAGCGTATCGGATGCACCCAACTCATTTTTTGCACCAGAGTACAACCCACCTGTCTGTACACCCCCATGAATATCATCAGGTCTATCATCCAAAATGCTAGTACCAATTGTCTTGGTTGGGTCAGCATCTGTCAATGCGCTGTAAGTTGCAGTACCTTTTGTTGTAGCTTCAAGGTCAGGCTTGGTCATCTCAGTCAGGTTTCTGTCAGTCAACGAGGCAATTCCAGTGTCATCGGCAGTGCCCGACGTGCCACCCTGTTGACTCGTTATAAGGCTACGCAGCCCAATATCACCCACATTTTCAGGGTCTGACATGATGTTGGATGGTTGATAGGCGGCAGTCTGTACTCCTTGATCCTTGCCATAATTCAACAATTCAGACACCCCCGAGGTATCCACGGGTGCGTTGGCGACACCCAGATCAGCCGCCATCAAGTTGGTCGGCATAGTAAAAAGCTGGGTGTCTTCCAATTGAGGAAGATCAGCCGTGGCAATCGTAGGGTTGGTGACGGGGCTGGTTTGAGCACCCGTGATGTCCGAAGTAGTGTCTGCAATGCTTGCAGTATCGACACCTAAGTCAGCCGGAGTTGGTGGGCCAACCATATCAACATTGGGGTCAAACGCAAACGGGTCAGCGGCGGCAACTTGGTTAGTAGGTATCGCGGCAGTTTGCCCCAAGGTATCAAACCCAAACTGATCCGCAGGTAGTTGTGCTTGCTGGTCAGTAGCTTCTTGGGCTAAATCGTTGGCATCGGCTTGCGGTTTGAGCGCGGTGGCTTCTCCACTGCTTTGTGCAAATTGAGTTGGGGTAATGTCGGAGCCTTCTACACCCACGACACCCGAAGTACCCTTGAATTGGTTCCAGAAATCGGCTTCGGGGCGTGCCTCACCCAACGACTCTTGCGCCAAGGTACGGTCTTGATAGCCCTCAAACCCAATGTCTTGAGAAAACTTATTCTGCGCGTTTAACTTGTATACGTCTTCCCTCGTGTTCCCCGAGGCGTTCATAAATTCACGCGCAGTTGCATCCGAAACATCTGCGGCGTCAATTCCCATGATGTCAGCGTACTGCTGTTTGTAAATATCAATGGCTTCTTGGATGGTCGTAGCCAACGGATCGGCATAGGTGCGAAACGCATTTGCTGTGGATGCTTCGTCTTTTTGACCTGTGTACTGACTAAGGAAATCTGTATCCGCTGGATCAAAAAAGAAGTTTTCATCTGCCGCAAAACCCGCAAACTCGTCAGCCGTTACCTGCCGTGGATCAACATACGCACCGATGTCGGTGAATGTACTGGCCTCGTCACGCTGGCCCGCAAACTGCGCAAGTTCTGCATCAGTTGGGGTATACCCGTAGGTATCTAAGAACTGTGTTTTGGCTTCGTCAATGGTCACTTGACGTGGGTCAACATACTTGCCGATGTCCGCATAGGTACCAGCTTGATCACGTTGACCTGCAAATTGCGCAAGCTCCTCATCCGTGGGGGTGTACCCATAGGTGTTTTGGAATTGCGCCTTGGCTTCGTCAATGGTCACTTGACGTGGGTCAACATACTTGCCGATGTCGGCAAAGGTGTTTACCTCGTCTCGTTGACCTGCAAACTGCGCAAGTTCTGCATCAGTTGGGGTATACCCGTAAGTGTCTTGAAATGCAGTCCGTGCTTCATCCGTTGTTACCTGACGAGGATCAACGTAATCCCTTGCACGAGTATCAAGCGTTGAGTCTGCTACGCGCCCCGTGAGTTGCGTAATCTCTTCGTCCGTAGCGGTGTACCCCAATCTTGCCAATGCAGCCGCCGCTTCGTCTTTATCGGTCGTGTTGTCGTCAATGTAGGTAGCCGCTGCTTTAGTAACATCACCTGTCTTGAGGAACGCATCAAGCTGCTCTTGATCCAACGGAGTGCCAAGGGCTTGTTCAACAGAATTTTTTGCAGTCACCGTGTCGTTAAACACTTTGGCAACTTGCTGTGCGTTAGCTTCTTCTTGCTTTTGGAAGTCTGCAATCGAAGTATCCAATACAGATTTTTGCTGTACTAACGTCTGCTCAAGTGTGGGAAGCTGAGTTTTTAACCCATCTAATTCAGTAGATAGGGTAGCTAGTTTTGTTTCAGCGGTAGCACGCGCATCTTCATAACCGGGAATTGCATCGTTAACAAGGTTAGCGTATTTGTTGACTTCCTCTACCGCAACTTCCCCTCTGTCATACCCCGCTTTTAATTCGTTGTATTTGTCAAGGTTGGCTTGAATTACTTCACGCTTTTTATTGATGTCATCCGCAGTTGTCGTGTACTCTTGGACAATTTCATTTTGCCGTTTGCCGTTATCGTCCAACGCCTTACCTGTTTGGGTAGCGTTGTTGTAAGCCGTTTGCAATGTCGAGCTAACGTCTTTAAGTCCATCTTTTAGGTAATCTTTACCCGCGCCCAGCATGCTGCTCAATACAGAATTGACGACTGCCTTATCAGTATCTTTACCCAAAACACCCGCAGCTAGACCCGCATTTACAGCACGTTGCGTAGCGGCACCAGCCGCACCATAGTCTTTTGCAAGGTCATTGAAGCCGGGGATTCTTGAGGTAACCTCATTAACTCCTGCCATCGCGCCAGCAGTTAAACCTGCGGTCAAACCACCAGTAATCAATGCTTTGATTGGATCGCCTTTACCAGTAAGTGCTGACCCAAGTGCGGCTTGAGTACCACCACCAGCCATAGCGCCAGCAACTTTACCAATGCTTCCTGCAATTGAAGTAAATCCTGCATCGGTAGCGGCGCTTGCAATTGATGAAGAAACAGAGGACGCAACAGAAGCACCTACAAAAGAAGTGACGCCCCCAATTACCGCCCCTTTAAGTGCATCTGATACTGATGCGCCTTGTGCAAGTGATAGCCCTGCGGAAACAACTCCTGAACCAATTGCGGTAGCAACGGCAGTTGAAACAGTGGCGGTCGTAAGCGCCCCAACAACGGCAGTACCAATAGCGGCGGCAACTCCCGTTTCAACTATTATGGCCCCAATAAATACGGCTGCTGCTGGCATATTAGAACTCCATCACGTATGCAGTCATCGGCTTGCCTTTGACATCAATTTTGAGCGTTTTTACAGGAAGACCCGTCAGTTGAGCAAGGCGTCCATACCTGTTATCTGGTGTGTAGGTGTAAGCAGTCTTGACTCCAATCTTCTTTAGATAATCCGCAAGTTTTTTAAAATCATCAGCCAACATACGTGGTTGTGCTTCTTTACCGATTGTGTGAATCTCAACAATACCTTTACCACGAACCATGATAAGGAACAACACGTTCCCAAGGTGCACAAGTTTGGCCCCTTCATCTTTTACAGTGGTGGCAAGTTTGCCAAGCATCTCTTGCGCTTTTTTATCCGAACCTGTTTCTTCTTTAAAGTAGTTCAGCGCAATCTGTACGATTTGCTCTTGCTCTTGTTTGTCCATGACTTGTTCTTGTTCTGCCATATCAACCTACTTTCCAATTTGTACCATCGGAATAGACGGGCACTTTGACAGCACCTCCTCCGACGACTGTGGCTCCAAACGTGGGGCCAGTTGCATTAGTTACAAATGATTTTGCCCCTATCCCTGCATCTGCCGCACTTGGCAAGTCTGCTACGAGGTACACAGGTGGCGCTTGCAATTGATTGACTGCGGCATTTAATTTTGTGAAGTACAGCCGCAAGACGTTGTTTAACTGATCTTGATATGCACGGTCGTAATCTTCTCGCGCCAACGGAAGTGCTGGTGGCGCTACTTGGTTGAGTAAATTAACGCTCATGAGTTACCTCTGCGACCATCGGCACGAATGTCAAGGCGAGGAGAGCCAAGTTGCCATGCAACACCCAACGCATCTGACGATACCTTGTAGGCCAACTGACGACCGCGTACACGTACAAACACCTGTCCAGTAAATTCCTCAACAGGAACTTGAGCAGTGCGTGTAATGCCAGCGTAGGCAGAGCCACCCACAGAGAGTGGATCGTTATAGCCAGAACCCGAGTTCTGCAACGGATACAACGTCATGGTGATTGCAGGGCTTGTGGCGGTCGAGTTGCGGAACGTCACGTCAGGCAACACGCGATAGATAAACATGAACTTGTCACCATCGTCAATGTCAAATTCAGCAGACGTGATTGATGCTTCAATCGGCGCAGTCGTACCTGATGAGTTATCGTCATAACCAACTTCATGGGTCACAATATTGTTGAGATAAGTTGCACCAATTGGGTTGTCCAGCACCCCTGTATCTAACCATGCAGTGCGTGCCAAGTTGCCGTAGTACCAAATGTCTTCGGCATAGTTGTAGATCACATAGCGGTCAACTTGATTGGAGTTCAACGAGCAGTAGAACCACCAGACTTCATTGAAGCCTTCATTTGTGCCAGCACACACTTGATCAAACTGCGCATTGTTGATGTCCGAAAAAATGTATTGGCGTAAGTCACAACGCATGGACTGGGTGCGACCGTCGTACTTGTAAAATTTGTCTACACCCATCCAGTAAGAGATACCGTTGGCGTACGCCACAGCGTTCTCGCCAGCGATTGAGATGTTGTCACCAACGATGTCAGCCTTCCAAACCACAGGCGCACCCACATACTGCATCGAATACAACGATGAGTCTGTCCACACCAAAAGTTCTTGGCGAGACTGAATGGCAGTCACAATCTGTGATCCATGCGAGAGTTGCAAGAACCCCGCTTGGTTTGTGGCGCTCGGCGTCCAATCCGTTACAGACTCTTGGTCAGCCCAGCGAACCAGCATGGGGTTAAATGTTGAGGAACCGTACTCAGTGCAACCCAACGCAAACACAAATCGGTTGATGTCCGAGACGATGATGTAGTTCTGTTGAGTCGGAACGTCAGAGGCATACGCAAGGTTTGCTGCGTTGATACCGCGAACTGACAAGTAGTGTGTGGGTGTTTGCGTACCCGACGTGTTGATAGCTGCGCCCCCAGCAGTCGCCGAGAGGTTACACGTAGTACCGGAGGCGTTGATTACATAATATGTTGTGCCGGGAACCAGACCAGTCGGCAATGCGCCTGTGGTCAAAAGTTGAACAGCGGTGTTATTGGGTAACGTAACCGTAAATGTCACTACCGCAGGGCTTGCAATCGTAACTGTAAAAGTAGTTGCTCGATAGCCTGTTGAAGCATCCCAATAATAAATACCGCCCCCACGAGGGCCAAAAATTAGGTCTTCACCAAAGTTGTATTGACTCCATAGACGCACGGGGTCAGTGCCCGTTGTACCAATACCCCAAGTACCAGAACCCCAACTACCAGCGCCCCAACCTGTTAGTGGAACAGCGTACTCAGGGCCAGTATCAATCTCATAGAAAGCGTACACACCTGTACCGCCACCCGTACCAGAAGATGCGGCTGTACCGGGAACAAGGATTGTATAACTACCTACCGTGGCAGTCATGATTAAAAAACTGCCAGTAAGCACAACACCACGAACAGTTGGCGCGTTGTAGAAGTCAACGTAATTACCTACGCTGTACCCAGTCGTTGCATCAGTAACCGTAACGGTTGTGTACGCTACACCACCAATTGTTTGGTTGGTTGAAGTGGCAGTTGTAAAAGGGTTAGACCCTAGCGCGTGTACGCTTGCATAGGGGGTGGAATCAAAATATGCGCCGCCACTTGAGACGTAGAACTTGAGGTTAGTGCCAACACCAAGGAGCTTCTCAGAACCCAAAGTCACCCATGCCCACAAGGAGCGGCAGGTGCCCAAAAACGTGTTGGCAGATACTCGCACCCAGCCGCCGATCTTCTCAGGCGTGCCTTGGCGAAACCGTACCTTGTCCGATTCGTACCAACCGTTCTCGTTGGTGTATCGGGTGTTCTCGCGGTTAACGCCAGACTTTAGGGTTATCTTTTTTAATGGCATATCAGGTCACCCTTACCCACTCCGGTTTGCCTTGGCCTCGGCTGAAGTGTGGACAGTCCACGAGCTTCTTGCCGTTCCCGCCCCACGAGTTTAGGGGGTTGAGCGTTTCCCAATAGGCACCCAGAGGGGCAAGTGTGGCTTTGTCGCCAACGAGTTTGCCGTTCTTAAAGATGTTGAAGTCCACTGCCAAGCGTACCAAGTGCAACGAGTTCATCGTCTGGCTACGCCCAGTCTTCATGTAGATTTCTTGCTGTTCGGGAGTACGGTACAACTCTCCTGCGGTGAGGGTAAAGCCTTGCTCGGTTGCAAACTGAATCAGCTTGCACATATCAAGGAGAAAAGCAGCTTGTTCGGTAACAAGGCTCATTTGTTCCCCCTTTTCATTTCAGCGAGTTTCTCAATGGTGCGACCACCAAAGTATGCGCCCATGATCAGCATGCCCCATTGACCTAGCAACGATACGTAGGACTCGTTGGCATTGTAGCCAAAGGCTGACATCATGGAGAACAAGAAATACCCCACAAAGATTGCA